ACGGTGGCGTCCGGCGCGAGCAACCCCGCGTCGATCACCAACGGCGTGACCCCGATCAACGCGACCGGCGACGACGCCGACGCGCTCGAGGCCGACCTGTTCAACGCGCTCGCACCGTTCGATGACACGAACGTCGGCGACAACAACGTCACGCTGGTCATGCAGCCAAAGCTCGCGCGCTCGATCGGGCTGCTCCGTCCGGACGTCGGCAACGGCCGGCTGTATCCCGAGCTGACCCAGCGCGGCGGCTCGCTGCTGGGCTACCCGGTCATCACGAGCAACTCGGTGGACAACGGGTTCATCGTGCTGGTGAAGGGCGACGAGATCCTCGTCGCCGACGACGGCTCGGTCGCGCTGGACGCCTCGCGCGAGGCGACGATCGACGCGGCCGGCGGCAACTCCCCGGCGCTCTCGCTCTGGCAGAAGAACCTCGTGGGCCTGCGCGCCGAGCGCGGGATCACCTGGAAGAAGCGGCGCACGACCGGCTCGGTGTCGCTGATCGCGGGCGCCTACTACGGCCCGGCGACGGTGGCGGATAGCTGATCCATCTGACGAGTCGGGGTCCCGGTGCAGGCTCGGCCGGGGCCCCGCTCGCTTGGGAGCGTGAATGGCGAAGAAGGACACGGAGATCCGGAAGGTGGGTGGCACGCGCTCGTTCTTGCTCACGGCAAGGTCGGCGCGTTCGCTCGTTGATACCGGCCGGTATGAGTACGCCGGCGCGCCCGTGGCCCCCAAGAAGGTCCCGCCCGTAGTTCCCGCGCCTGTGGTGCCTACCGAGGAACCGGACGCCGAGTCCACGGACGAGCCCACCGACGAGCTCGACGCGCTGACCTACTGGCAGCTTCGCAAGAAAGCCGACGAGGCCGGGCTCGAGGTGGAAGGTCGCACGAAGGCCGACTACCTCGCCGCGCTCCGTGGCTCGTACCTCCGGCGCGATATGGTGGCCGAGTGAAGCTGTTCGGGTTCGAGATCCGGCGCGTGAAGTCGCAGCCCGGCTACGAGAACGTCGGCGGCCACCGTGGCGGCTGGTATCCGATGATCCGCGAGCCGTTCCCCGGAGCATGGCAGCAGAACCGCGAGCTGCGCCTCGAGACGGTGCTCTCCCACCCGACCGTATTCGCGTGCATCACGCTGATCGCGTCAGACATCGCGAAGATGCGCACGAAGCTCGTGCAGGAGACTTCGGTCGGCTCGGGAATCTGGCTGGAGGTCGAGAGCCCGTCGTATTCGCCCGTGCTCCGTCGGCCGAACGACTACCAGAACCACACGCAATTTCGGAAGTGGTGGATGGTGTCGAAGCTTTCGCACGGCAACACGTACGTCCTGAAAGAGCGCGACCAGCGCGGCGGGATCGGATCCGGCAACGTGCGGCGGATGCACATACTGGATCCCCAGCGCGTGCGCCCCCTCGTGGCTCCCGATGGCTCCGTGTTCTACCAGCTCGGCGACGACAACCTCGCGGGCATCGAGTCGGTTACGGCTCCGGCCAGCGAAATCATCCACGACCGGATCCCGCTGTTCCACCCGCTGATGGGTGTGCCGCCGCTGTTCGCCGCGGGTGGCCCGGCCGCGACCGGCCTGACGGTGCAGAACAACTCGCTGTCGTTCTTCGCGAACGGCTCCAACCCGTCGGGCGTGCTCACGGCTCCGGGTGAGATCAGCCAGAGCACCGCCGACCGCATCATGGAGCACTGGGGCCGCGAGTACGGCGGCGCCAACTCCGGCAAGATCGCGGTGCTCGGCGACGACTTGAAGTTCATGCCGATGCGCATGTCGTCGGTCGATGCGCAGTTGGTCGAGCAACTCAAGTGGACCGCCGAAAGTGTGTGCGCCGCGTTCCGTGTGCCCGCGTTCATGGTTGGTGCCGGCCCGGTGCCCGCGAACCAGAACACCGAGCTCCTGACCCGCACCTACTACTCGACCTGCCTGCATGAACATGTGTCGGACATGGAAGCGGCGCTGGATGAGGGGCTCGGGCTGGAGACAACGAAGGACGGCAAGCGTCTCGGGATCGAGCTCGACAAGGACGCGCTGCTCCAGATGGACACCGCGACCCAGTGGCGTACGCTCGCGGAGGGTGTGCGCGGCGGCTTCGTGGCCCCCAACGAGGCACGCGCGAAGATCGACCTCAAGCCGCTGAAAGGCGGCGACACGGTCTATCTGCAACACCAGGACTACCCGATCGAGATGCTCGCCGAGCGCGAGCCGCCGGACGCTCCCGGGCAGTCGGCTGCTGCGCCGTCGCCCGAACCCGCCCCGGCCGCTCCCGCCGAGCGCCATCTGCCTATCCACGAGCAAGCCGAGTTCTGGCGGAGGAAAGCCGCGTGACGAAAGACGAACTCGAACTCGTGGGCGTGTACGTGGACAGCCGCATCGAGGCTGCGCTCGCGAAGTACTCCCCGCCTCCCGGTCCCGCCGGTCCCTCCGGCCCCCGCGGTGAGAAAGGCGCCGACGGTGCGGCCGGCCCCGCCGGGATCGCTGGGCGTGACGGGAAGGACGGACGCGACGGGACGCAGGGCGCGCGAGGGGAGCCCGGCGAGAAGGGCATGCCGGGGATCAACGGCAAGGACGGCGCGGCGGGCCCCAAGGGTGAGCGTGGCGAGGCCGGTGCCCGTGGTGAGCGCGGCGAGAAGGGGATGGACGGGGCACCAGGCAAGGACGGCTCCCCCGGTGCGCGCGGCGAGAAGGGCGACCCCGGGACCAATGGGAAGGACGGCGCCCCCGGTCCCCGCGGCGAGAAGGGCATGGACGGCGCCCCCGGGATTGCCGGCCGTGACGGCTCCCCCGGACGCGACGGATCGAAGGGTGACCCGGGCAAAGACGGCAAGGATGGAATCTCACGCGCCGACCTGGAATCGGTCGCCGCGAAGATGATCGCCGAGCTCAAGATCGACGGTCGCACGCTCAAGCTGGGGCCGCACACCGTGCGTCTACCGATCCCCATGTGGGCCGGCTTCTGGAAGGAAGGCCACGGCTACGAAGCGGGCGACATCGTCACGCTGGGCGGCTCCGCGTGGATCTGCCTCGAGACGGACACGAAGGCGAAGCCGGGCAACGGCTCGGGTGGCTGGGACCTGATGGCGCGGCACGGTAAGGATGCCTCCCGCTGATGCTGCCCGACGGGCTGCTCGAGGCGTGGCTCGGTGTCAGCGGCTCGGACGTCGCGCTGGTGGAGGCCGCCGCGGAACGTGCGCTCGTGTGGATCGAGACGCAGACCGGCCGGCACTTCCACACGCCGCGCGGCTTCTCTCTGCGCTTCGACGGCGGGCGGCGGACGTACTGGCTGCCCGAGATCCCGAACACGGACACGGGCGAGTCGGACGGCGTCGATCAGCTCTGGGTTCACCAGAAGAACGCAGCCGGGGAGTGGGAACTGATCGACGAGCTCGACTACGAGCTGATCGTCCCCGACTTCCCGTACGAGATGCCGACGCTGGAGTGGGCCGGATCGTCCTCCGAGTACTGGCCGGCGTGCTGGCCGCGCGACCGGAAGAACATCCGTGTCACGTTTACCGCCGGCTACGAGGAAGGCCAGCTCCCGGGCGACGTGCAGCAGATGGTGCTCGACATGGTGGGCGCGTGGTGGCGGGACCGCGGGCACGAGGGGCTCAAGTCGGAGTCGATCGGCGGCTACAGCTACGAGACGTGGATGGCCGGCGACGGGCAGCGGTTCGCGGAGGACTGGAAAGCGTCGCTCACGAAGTGGAAGCATCCGGTGCTGGGGCGCTCCTGATGGCGATTGGCGGCCTGTTCGACAGCCAGGTGCGCATCTGGCGCCCGACCGAGACGCGCGGCGCATACCGCGCACCGGACGACGATTACGACCCGGTCACGACGCCGACCCGTCCGAACGCCTGCATGGAATACCCAGGCGGGACCCTCGTGAACGAAGGCGCGGGCGAGAAGGACATATCGCGGCGGCGCTGGTACCTCGATCGCTCGTGCGATGTGCGCGAGCGCGACGTGCTCGAAGTGATCGCGGGGCCGCGTGTCGGGTCGCGCTGGCGTGTGGACGGCGAGCCGGACAAGCCCTCCGGTGGGCCGCGCAATTCGGGCGCGTTCCACCACTGGGAAGCGTGGACGGTGCCGTGGAAAGGCCGCCTGCCGCTGGACACGGAGTCCTGATGGCGCGGCTCGAGACGGTGGATTCGCTCCGGATTTCGGGCGCGACGCTCACGGTGCTCCGCGAGGGCGACGACCTCAAGGACTTTACTCCGGAGATGCTCGCGGACATGCGCGTCGGTGCCGAAGGCCGGATGAGCCGCGCGCTCGACTACACGGTCGATCGCGTGCGCTGGATGCTCTCCGCGGTCTACCCGGCGCACGGCGCGAGCGGGACGGTGCGGCAGTCGTCGCCGCCCGGCGCGCCTCCCGGGATGATCGAGGGCGACCTGCACGACTCGTGGAAGAAAGGCCGGATAACCTGGGGGCGCGGCAAGCTCGTACTGACCGGGCGCTACTTCTCGCGGCATCCGTCGGCTGGAGCTCTGGAGTGGGGATCGCCACCGAAGCCGCAGTGGCCGAAGGGGCTGCCGTCGAGGCCGTACATCCGCCCGATGCTGGTCC